GCAGTATTAAGGGATTTTTCTGGCGGGATAAACACACAGTTTAACCCTAGAGATATACAGGATAACCAACTCGGTTACTCACAGGATGCTATGGGTGATCGGGTTGGTTCTATCCGTACTATGGGTAATGGGAGTGGAACACCTCGCCAAGTAAACAACTCAGCTTCATCAAAATCAATCAATACACTTGCTTCTACAGATATTGTAAATAGTGCAGGGTATGGATTTAAACACTTTGAGCTAGATTGGACTGAAGGCGGGGCTAACACAGGTGAGCATTATCTTGCTGTTGTTGACCAAAGTGGTGAACTAAACCTGTGGGATTATACAAATAATTCTTGGGCAACCGTCAGTGTAGATGTTAGTAGCGATCAAACAGATTGCTTACCGATAATAACTGCAATAAATAATGGGATAAGAGTAGCAGATACCAATCTGTCTAATGCTAGTACCATTAAATATTATATGTATATTAAGCGAAGTCAATTGGGAGTGGACAGATCTGGCTTCTATGCTGGGTCAAACAATCTTCCAGCTCCAACCACTAACGACACTCAAAATACTTTAGTAAGCAGTGCAACCTATGACAATGCTCAATTTAATTTTAAAATAGAATCGACAAGTGGAATAACTGGGACATGGGCTTCTGATACTTATATATTTGGTATGTCATTCGTATATGATGGGAATCAGGAGTCGGCGATATCTATTTGTGCTGATGGTTTGGGGGCAAGCGATGTAAATGAGGATAGAGCATTACAGGTAGCGGTGTATGCAGCTAACGCAAGCAGTACGAATTATGATGCAAGACAGACTGGAGCGAGAATATATTGGAAATACTCATCTGGATTAGGGTCTTCAGCTGCGGCGCCAGCCGTTCAGGGTGAATGGAATCTTTTAGTAGATGTCGATATTACTGGTACCTCATCAGATAGCCACGCATATGGCATACGATCTAAAATGGGTGACAAATTTGCCAACTGGACCGTCGTCAGTAATCAGGCATCCGCAGAAATTGTTATCCCAGATCCCCCTATTGATACATACGCTACTCTAAATGGATATAGAAGCAGTGATGGACCATTAATTATAGGGAACGCTGGGGATGGATATAAAACAGCAGTATTTGCTAACCGCAGAATGTTTGTGGCTAATGTAAAAATGACTGGGTCTGATGGGAATCAAGTTCAAGAGGCGGATAGAATTATGTATTCTCCTGCTAATAAACCAGATGTTTTCCCATCAAGTAATTTTATAGATGTAATAAAGGGAGATGCGGAACCATATCTAAAGCTAGAAACAGTAGGCGATAGATTATTTGCTTATAAAGCAGACACATTGTACATAATAAATATATCTAACCCAAGCCCAGCTGGGTGGTATCTTGAGGCAACGCACAAAGGTATGGGTATTTTACATCCAGCGGCTATATTTAAAACAGATTTTGGACTAGCATGGGTAAACCCTAATGGTCTTTTTATATATCAAGAAGGTGGAGGAATAGCTGAATTATCAGAAGGTAGAATATTAAACGGGCATGGGACTGATGATTATGGCTTTAATGCATGGGGTAAATTAATTACTGCCAATTCTATCGTTGGATATTCTCAAAAAGATAAAGAAATAATTATAAACATAGACTGTAGCAGTACAACAAGTAATACAACATTCGGAGGAAATGGAGCCGATGTTGTTGTGTATGATATGGAAACCCAATCATTTTGGTTTGGTAAGAACAGGCTTACCAGCGGTGGAGTTGCGTCTAATTTTGAATACGACTGGAATGGTGATTTGATATATGCGTCTGAGACTTTAGATACGGTAACAATTAGATCTTGGCAATCAGATAGCCAAACATCCACTGGGTTCTTATTTTCCACAAAGGATATTGATTTTGGCTCACCTGGAAAGAAAAAGAAAGTGTATGATATATACATAACTTATAAACATTCTGACAGTAATAGTGTATCTAATTTTTTAAGCTACTCCACAAATGGGGGAACAAGCTTTGTAACCGTAGACGGTGATAATTCAACTGCAATTGCAAACAACACATTAGATCAGGCCACTAGTTGGGAAATCCATAAGTTCACATTTACGACCCCTATTAACTGCCAAAGTCTTACATTAAGATTTAATGGACCAACTAGCAATGCTAGTAAAATTGATATTAACGACATCTCTATTGAATATAGAGAGTTATACGGAAGGGTACCTGCAACCTAATGGGCTTTGTTAAAATCGACACATCTAAGTATAATAGACGCTTTGGAAGGGGAGCTCCCCCTGCGAAGGCAAGGCAGGTAAAAACATTTGATACGCCCAGTAAAAACAGGGCTCCAGACATCCCAAAGACCGAAGCTAAAGAAGGTGATGTGTTAAGTTATTTTGACGATACTAAGGGTAAGGTGCTAACGTCTTTCGATGGAGGATATCAATCTTCCAACACAGCTAAAGTCTCTGATATGAGTAGATTTGATCAGGGGCAGTTTGTCACATCTTTAAACGCAGGGCCTAATGCTAGAGTGCGAACAAGGGGAGAGATACACGCATCTGCTATCAAAGAGGCTATTATTGGGATAGGCGATGGAAATATTGGGACCACTAAAACCGATAAGTATTTTGATTATGTAGCTGATTCAACCTGTGACACTACAGATGGAAGCCATACAATAGCGTGCGACAGTACGAACATAGTAAATGGGAAAATAAAGATTGGTATGAATGTGGTTGGAACTGGAATTCCTGAGCACGCAGTTGTGAAGTCATTGCCAAGCACAACATCATTTACAATTGGCACATATATTGGAGAGGATGCTGGGACTCAACCCTCTGCTGTTTCTAATGTAAATGCCACAGCGGATGGAACAAATGTAACATTATATTTTTATGGAACTATTCTTTATCTCGATGGCAGTAGGTACGGGCATAGAGCAAGTTCTGTTTTTATTGATAATGGCAATGAATGGTATAAAAATACAATTGCTGGAATTGTTTTACCTAGGACAGGAGATGAACCCTCACAATACACAGAGATAGCTGGAGGGGCATCAACTAGAGTAACTTTGTATTTTGCAGCCGATGATTTTGCAATTAGATGTGGGAAGCCCCCAAGTGCTGATTCATATGGGAGCGCAGACAACTCTAATAGTGCAGGTAAAATATATGAAGTTCAAGCCAACGGTGGACATACCTACTATCACTCTCCGTATGAATTCGTCAATGGACACATGAGATGGAACGATACCAACATCCCTAACGGGACAGATGGTGATGATGTCATAACCGTAGTTCTTGAAACCACTGCTAATTCCGCCTCCTTTAGAATTGTGTCAGCAGAGAGAGCTCCAAATCAAAGAATAGGGCACACAAAACACCGAATCCTTACAAAGCAATTAATATCATATGCTCACAGTTCTGACAATACAGTTGCTATGGAATTAAAAAATACAAAACTTCCCGCAAACTCTATTATTACAGAGATAGCTGCGAGGGTTAATGAAGACAGTAACTTAGGAACTCATAAAGTTAACATTCAAATGTCAGCCACATCAGGAACCGCTGCCGACTCAAGCATTTCATCGGGGACTGAATTACTTGGAGCTGGCGTAACTAATACAGATAGTTCTGATAGTGCCAGTGCAACAGATATAGATTTAAATCAAGTTGGAGACACTTGGATATGTAGAGACACTGTTAGGGTTGGCTCATCTGATCAGTATCTTTATGTTTGTAATGCGGGGACAGGGAATGGAACAACCAATCCAAGTTCAGGAGCTTTGGAGATAATTGTAGAGTATTATGGGAGCCGAAGTTAAATGAAAAAAAGAAAACATAAATGTTTAATATTACCGCTGGTAAATATAAATTTAAATGGAGAAAAATATTATGCCTAATGTAGAAGTACAAAACCCAAGACTACCAAAATTTGGACAAGCAGTAGGACCTGCTGGAGGTATTAGTTCTGATGTATTCGAAATGTATGCACCACAAATGGCAATGACTGACTTCCAAACAGACTTTTCAAAGACTGGATATGAAATGTCACGAGATATTGAATTTGAAAGACAAGCTCAGTTAGACGCCCAAATAGCACAATCTAAACACGCGCAAGAGGAAAGGCAAAGAGGGGCGGATAGGCAAGCGGAGGCTGCAAAGAAAGGTAA